CGGTTATGCCGTAATTCGTTTCTTACCTTCCCCTGAAGGAGAAGAAATACCTTGGGCAAAAATGTATTCACATGCATTCCAAGGACCAGGTGGATGGTATATTGAGAACTCTTTGACCACAACAGGTGGCAAGGATCCAGTTTCAGAATACAATCGTGAACTCTGGAACAGTGGTAATGAGTCAGATAAGGATGTGGTTCGTAGACAGAAGCGCAAGCTTTCTTACTATGCAAACATCTATGTTGTAAAAGATCCTACCAATCCTCAGAATGAGGGTGGAGTATTCCTCTACAAGTTTGGTAAGAAGATCTTTGATAAAATTATGGAAGCAATGCAACCAGAGTTTGAGGATGAGACTCCAATCAATCCTTTTGACTTCTGGCAAGGTGCAAACTTCAAGTTGAAGATCGTCAAGAAGGATGGTTATTGGAACTATGATAAGTCAGAGTTTGATAAAGTATCTCCTGTTCTTGATGATGACGATGCATTAGAAGCATTATGGAAGAAGCAGTATTCTCTTGCTGCTGTCACTGCTGCTGATCAGTTCAAGTCTTATGATGATCTTCAGAAACGTCTGAAGTATGTTCTAGGACAAAAACCTGCTCGTCGTGTAGATGATGAAGTGTTTGAGGAGGACAACTCTCGTGGTTCTTTCCAACCTAATTTTGAGACACGTAAGGCAGAGGAAACTGTGACTGCTGCTGTAGCATCTGCTAGTTCAGATGAGGATGATGCACTATCATACTTCCAGAAGTTAGCGGAAGAATAGCTGAGGGAAATTCGACTTTTATTTCCAAAAAAGTCGGAAAAAAAACTCCAGTATTTTTTGCCCTATTAGGTTTTTTTTATTGATACAATCTAATATTTTCGGCTCTTTTTAAGGTTTCATCGATATATTCGGTGGAACCTTTTTTATATGCTGCTATGTCATCTATATCATCCATGACCACACTTATGTATTCTGGTTTTAGGATGAAAATCTCTCTTTTCTTATTTTCTAGTTTTTCTTCATATTGGTAATTTGTGACTGGTCTAGTAATATTGTTTGCAGTCGTCAATCCACCAATAAAGTAATCATAGTAAGTTGTTGAAAAATCTTCACTTACCTCTAATCCTTCAGGTACTATAATAACGTTATTACTGTCTTTTACTTCAACAGTTTCATAATGATGAACTCCGTTATAAATTTTGTCATAGTCATCATTATACGTATCTAAGAGATGACGATTAAAGTCCTCTTGAGGTAATGGCCACTCATTTTGGACATTTACGATATTATTAGCTAAGAGAACTAACCAATCTAATGTAGAATCTTCATATACTTGAGCAGCTACGTTATCTGGTCTATCATCACCAACAACTGAGTATTTTTTGAAGAATGTAAGATTTTGGTAAATATCCTCTCTAAGGAATACTCTCTTAAAAAGATTTTTTACAGTAATATAGTCTGATATTTTAGCATCAGGAAGTCTGCTGACATATTCAAAATCTGGGACTAAATTAAAATAATTTGACATTTTAGAAACCTATTTCTTGAGGTAATGAACCACTATTACCATAATCATCGTTGTATATTGGATTAAGTTCTCTATAAGTCATAGTCATTTGATATGCAGTCATTACTCCATCTTCGTATGTTGAGTAATTTCCATTTGGAGTGTAATTAACTCCAAAGTTTGCTAGAGCACATTCCTTAAATTTATTTAAGTACTTATGATCTTGACCTTTAGAATTTCTATATGATAATTGGAAGGTATGAGGGGATTTTAGGAATAATCTAGATTTTGTCCTAATTGGAGCCATACCCTGTTTGAAAAATCTAAGAATTTGAATAAGAGTCTTTGCTTCCTCTTGACTTCTAGGAGCAAGAAGAAATTGAAAACTAAATGTTCTTAGTTCTGGACCATTAAACAACAGTTCCATATTAGGGTTGGCAATAGCACCTGTAGTTCTGGTAAGTAGATCTTGACCTCCTGCTGCCATTCCTGCAATAACTGCTGCAAGTGCTTTTTTATTATCACCAAATGCACCTGCTACTGTTTGTGCCGCTTGTCCTGCAGCAGTTATACCAGCAGTAGCTCCCTCAGATACTGTTGTAAGTGCGATATTAGCCTTTGCCATATCTAATGGAGTCATGCGACTATCACCATATCCAACACCAACTCCATCTTGTATCCCACCAGGAATAGGAAGAATAACTGTTCCTATAGTTCTTTTATTTGTATCTGTTCTTTTCTTAAAAGAAAATGATTTATCATCAAAATCTCTTGGTTCATATTTGAGCATATCAAACTTCAGAAAGTCTTGACCATCTCTTCCTTGTCTTAAACTTCTAGGGAATACATAAGATCCAAATCCACTTTCTCTTGTGCCAGCAGCAGCCTTACCTGCTCCTGCATTAAGAACATCTGCTGCTTGACTAACACTACTTAATCTTGGTTCATTTTGACCATTACCAGATTCTTGTCCTTTATTTTTAGATCCGTTTGAATTATTTAATGTTGATTTATCAGATGAATTTGATGCAACTTGTGATTCTATAGTTCTTACTGCAGATTTTGATTCTTTACTTATTGTATTTTGATTTAGCTTTATTCTTCCTGATGCATTACTATTCCAATTTATTTTATTTGAGTTGGTGGAATCTCTTTCTCCTATTACTCTTCCACCTTCACCTTTTGCATTATCATATTGAATAATTTCTACTTTATATGTTTTATTTCCACTAGAATCTGTCGTTGGCGTTACTTTGGATGCAGTAAATACCTTTGATTTATTTCTTCCTTGGCCAATCCTGACCCCTTTAATCTCGCTAGTGACTGCAGACATTAGATATAGTCTTTTTACTTATTTAGTATGAATTTTCCATAAGGAAATCTGAGAAGGTCATCAAGTTCTTCATAATCAACAATATAGAGTTGTCCTGCTAGTTCTTCCCACGTATAATTACGAGATTGTCTCCAGTGAAAGTTTAATCCTTTAAATCCCCATGACTGCAAATCTGTACATGCAATTAGAGGATGTTGATCATATGTTATATTAGGAGTTTTTGCGTTGTATATAAAGGTATAGAATTGCCCTACTTCAGGAATGGGAGTTACGGTATTATTTAATGCCTCCATGATGATCAACATCATTTCTTCAGGATCATTTAGAGCTTTTTCTAAGTCATCGTGGACTTCTTCAATTCTATTCATTTGATCCCTAGTTCTTTTTCCGTTATAATCTTAAATTCAATCTTTCTGTCCTTACACCATTCATCTGCTGATTTCCATTTTGCTTGATTTACAGCATATGTCTTACATTCATAAAGATATGATTTTGTCACTCTTTTTCTTTTCTTGGGTGATTTAGTTTGTTTAAGTGGTTTTACCTCAATAACATAGGTTTTAAGTTTACCTGTGCTTTCTTTCACCTTTATAATAAAGTCTGGAAAATAACGATGAATTCTTTTATCAATTGGAGATAGGTATGGGATCCAAAATTCTTCACTTCCCCATTCAACAATATTTTCATTTAGATCGCAGTAATTACAAAACCTTCTTTCCCATGAACTACGACAGATGATGTTAGTTATATCACCTTTATATTTCTTAGGTTTTTTAGGTTTGAATATACTCTTAATACTTTCTGCCATATCTCTTATACATAATATATAAGGTCAAAAAGTATTTATAAATGCCATCCGTCAGATCAGTCTCCAACATCAAGGCAAACTTATTAAGACCAGCTACTACATCTCATTTTGAGGTGGAGATACCTATTATTAGTGCTCTCTCTAAGTGGAGAGGTATAGGTAAGCAGGATAAGATTGAATTGATGTGTTCAGAAGCATCTCTTCCTGGTTCTAATTTAGCAACATTTGAAATTAATAATGACAGGACAGGTGTAACAGAGAAACACGTCCATAGAAGAATATTTGATGATAGAATTGATTTAACTTTTTATGTGGATGCTGGATTATACCAACCAATTAAATTCTTTGAGCAGTGGATTTCATATATCACTAATGGTAGAAATATTAGTGATAGAGATCAAGACACTCAATTGATGCAATCTAATTATGATTATAGAATAAAATATCCTGATAGTTATATTGCAGATCAAGGATTAAAGATTACAAAGTTTGAGAAAGATCATCAAAATCTAATGCAATATGAGTTTACTAGAGTATTTCCTTTAGCAATAAACTCTATGCCTGTTTCTTATGATACTTCTTCATTACTAAAATGCACAGTATCCTTGAGTTATGTAAGGTATATTGTAAAGAACTTATATAGAACAGCAGCATACTCTCAACAAGATCCGTTTACTCAATCACAGTTTAATGTAGCAGGTCTAGCTGGTGGGATAGTTGATTCTGTTGTTGATAATTTGACTGGTAGTGATCTCCTTGGAGATATAGCTGGTGGTCTAGTTCAAGAATCTTTGAGATAAACCCACTAAATAACAATACTGAAGTGCTAAAGTAAATTATGCCTTTACCAAAAATTGCGACTCCGACTTATGAGTTAGAGTTGCCTTCGACAGGTGCGACTGTCAAATATAGACCATTTCT